ATCCCGGCAGCGATAGCCACCCCGAGCAGGGCGGTTTTCATCATCCCGCCGGCGGCGACACCTTCCGCAGCGGTGTCTTTCGCTGCGTCGCCGGATTCCTCCAGCGCGACCGTTTCCCGGTCGATCGCAACCGATGCTTCATCGACTGCGGCGACGGTTTCCTCACAGGAGACGACCAGCGCGTCGATCGCCGCCGCCTGCCGTTCCGCGTCGATCGCCGCGAGCTGTTCCGCCGCTGACAGCCGCTCGTCCGCGTCCGTAGCGACGTCGGCCGCGCCGGCTAGCCGTTCAACAGCCGCAGTGAGAGCGTCGATCCCCGCCGCGAGCCGGTCGTCAGCCCCCCCGGCCACATTCGCAGCCGCGCTGAGCCGGTCCGTAGACGCAGCGACTTCGTCGATCCCCGCCGCGAGCTTTTCGACCCCTTCCATCATCAGGTCAATGCCGGCCATGAACTCGGTCGCGTTGACGGTGAATATCTGCTCTACGGGGGGCAGCGCAGCGGCCATCTGGCCCCCCTCATGGTCCTACCGGTAGAGCGCCCTCGCGAACGCGGTTGAGCACACGCTGGTTGCTTTCCCGGAGACGATCAGCGCTTCTACTGACGGCGCCATCCACGGGCGGCGCGGGATCACGACCTCCTGGCCGAAAAACCCAACCTCGGGGTTACCTAGCTGCGGGAAGTTCCTCGCGGTGATGGTGACCGGCCCGAACTCGTGCACCGACCCGTAGGAGGTGACGCAGGTGAGTGTCTGGAACGCGGTCCCGTCCCCAACGATCCGGGCGGGGATCCGCATTACTCCCCCGCGTAGCCGCCCCGACACCAGCGCCGGGGGTGCGCCAGGCGGCGAGTTGGTCCGGATCCCCAGACCTTTTTTGTGGGTGCGTTTCCTGAGCGTCAGTTTCGTTGCGGTTTCCCCGGCGGCGGCCAGCGCCCGCACCGCATCACCCGGCGCCGAAATCGACGCCCGCAACTTGATCTTTTCCAGCCGCTTCGCGACCAGCCGGGCCGCGTTCGCGTTACCGGCCATGCCGCCGCTCCGTCCGCTGGTTGATACACCGCTGCTTGATCTGTTTCAGGTCCCACACGAACCGCCGGACATACACCGGGGTTTCCTGTAGCTCCTGCCAGGACCAGGCGAGCCGCAGCCCGCCCATTAGCTCGAAGTCACGGACCTCTGGTGGTATCCAGTCCTGCGCCCATGTCCCGTCGTAGATGCTCTCGGCGGGGGCTAGGACGGTGTCCCAGTAGCCCCCGGGCTCTCCGGGGTCGACTGAGGGTTTACCTTGGCCAGCTCCCCAGCCAGCCAGTTGATGATCTCGATAGGCAGCTTCGCGATGTCTTCGGCTTCCGGCTTAACCGGCAGCAACGGCGGCGGCTCGTCCGTCTGGACCGGTTCACCGTGGGCGTCCAGTTCGACCGGCGCGGTCGGGTCATAGACCCTCATTCCGATGATCAGTTTGGCGCCGAGCCTGTTGACAGCCCGCTCGTTCGCCGGGTTCGCGACCGGCTGCCCGTCCGGGCCTATCTCCAGGTCCGCGCCGCTTGAGGTGAACTCGCCGGGGGACATCAGGCGAGGGTTGCGGATGGTTACCCAGATGTCGTCGCCGGGTTCGACTAGATCCGGGAAATGCTTGGTGATGACACGGTTGGCGTAGCCGGACACGGCTGGTGTTCTCCCTGCTAGTAGGCGGTGGATACGTAGTTCTTCAAGGTGACCGTGGTCAGGCCCGCGTCGGTGGCGTTACCGATCCCGGCGACCGCCTGCGACAGGCTGACGTACAGGCTGCCCAAGTCGACTTCACCGGTGGTGTAACCGGACTTGGCCATCTCGATCTGGATCGACTGCCCACCGGAGATGACCGGCTGGGTCAGCAGATGCGTGGTGCCGCCCTGGAGGTACTGCTTGAAGTTGGTCATGTCGTTCGCGTTGTCGTAGACCGCTTTATAGGAGCCGTCGAGTTCCAGTGGGCCCGGGAAGATTTCCCGTGGTGCCTGTGTCCCGTCCGAACTCTGGATGGCCTCGACTTCCCGTTTGAACGTGAAGTCCATACTCAGACCGCGGGTGCTCGCACCGGGGTTGCTGACCGTCCAGCCCCAGCCGGCCACCGGCTGCACCGAGCTGGCCGCGTACGCGAACGTCGACTCGGTCAGCGACGGGAACCCCGTGTATTTCGGGGAGAACGTGATGAATCCTTTGGGGTCGATCTTCACGCCCAGTTCGCTCATCACCTGCCCGGGCCAGCCGAGCTGATCCATCCCATCGTCCGTGGTGAATGAGTACGTCGGCCAGGTCGTCGCGAACGTGCGGGTCTGCGCGAACGTATGCGAGGACTGGGACAGCACTGATCCGCCGGCGGCGGTGTGCGCGAACCTCGTACCCGTCGTCGGGGTGACGATCGGGCAGGTGTACGGGCCGGCGCCGGTCACCGTGCCGAGCTGCACCCATTCCAGGTTCGCCCCAGCCGCATCACTGATCTGGATGATGCTGTTGCTGGCCGGGTTCGCGGTCATCGACAGCGACGTCGCCCCCAGCAGGCAGTTAGCCGCCAGGGTGGTTGACACCCCGGCGGTTACCGTGTCTGGGCCGACGATCGCCCGGAACATGTGCCCGGCCAGGTCCGGGTATCCGTTCGCCTCGATCTCCCACGAGGTGGTCCACGGGCCCTGGTTCAGGCCCTGGAGTTTCACATCGTTGGCGCGCATCGACTCGTCGCGGAGCGGCGCGATGTTGTCGGTGAATTTCGCCGTGTTGAACGGGACGCTGAACGCCGGCGCCAGGTAGGTGTACTGGGTGGTTTCCTTCACCATGCCGAGCTTGGCGAGTCTGGAGAGGTACGTCATGCCGGGTCCTCCACGTCCTGTCCAGCGCCAGCATCCTTACGCTTGCGCTTACCGTCGTTGGGGTCATCGAGGCGCGTACAGCCCGCCACAGGGCCGTGCACTACCGGGTCGTAGCCGGGCCAGTCGAATACCTCGAGCGGGCCGACCTGGCGGCCGAGGTCGATGACCGTTATCGCGTTGCCGGTGTCGTTCTTGAATCGGGCCATGCGGACTCCTCGGCGGGCGGGCAGGACGGGCGCGGCGGGCCCGGCCTGGCGGGGACGGCGGCGGCCGGCGGGTCATCCGGGCCGTAGGTGACGGTCCAGGAGAGGTTGACTGCGGATGAGCTGGTGGTAATCGACCAGCGCGACCGGTACGGGTATTGCACGGGGCTCCCTGGACACGGGCGGGCTACGGTGGGGTGCGTGGAAACAGGTCAGCTCCCCGCCCAGTTCGGTGAGCTGGTCAGCGAGGAATGCCGGTCGGTCAACGAGAGCGCCCCGTACGTCACCCGGTTCCAGGACGCTGGCGAGCGGATGCCCTGCGAACGGTGCGGGGCGGTCGTGATGGTCGTCCCTGAGGGCAAAGTCCTGGACGGGCCGGGCCGGTCGTGGCAGCGCGGGATCTGGGAGGAAGCGTCGTACCGGAGGCACACGCTCAGGCGATGCGGCTGGATCTCCGGTCAGTCGTTGATCTCGAAATCGTCAGCGAAGTAAGTCACGCTGGCGCGTAGTTCTTTGCTGGCCGGGACCGTGGCCGCCGGGTGCTCGATCAGCACACGCACCCCCACCGACCGGGGCGCTTCCCCGACGGACAGGAATTGGCCGCCGTGGGTTTTGTCCCCGAGCGGGCCCCGGATCCGCTGCACAAGCAAGTCGATCGCCTGCTTGAATGCTTGCTGTTCCTGCTCAGCCAGCGGTGAAGTGGTCGCGCGGACCGGCCAGTGCAGGTCAAGGGTGATCTCGTAGTGCGGCATGATGCGGATGTTCGCCGACCGCTGGTCCTCGATCTCGAACGACAGCACGTACACCTGCGTTTGCTGGGTTGCCGGGGTCCTCGTCCAGAACGCTTGGATCACGTCCCATGGGCCGCCAGCCGAGGTGAGCAGCGCCGGCAGGCTGTCCGTGGTGATCGACAGCCAGGCCGCCTCGCGGGTCTCGACCGTGCTGATCCCGGTGTAAGGCACAGGTCACTCCCCCCAGGTCAGGCGTAGCCGTATTTCTTCTCCATGGATGCGCGGACATCCGCCCGGAGCCGCGCTCTCGTCGCCGCGGACAGGTGGTGGTGTTTGGTCTTGTAGTGGTGGCCTTTGAGTTTCGCGCGGATCTTCGCGTCCATCCGCGCCTTCGCCGCCGCTGACATGTGATGCTTAACCTTGACCTTGGCCGTCTTAACCTTGGTCGTCTTAACCGTGGTCGTTTTGCTGGCGCGGGCCAGCGATGCCGCCGTGATCGGTGTCAGCGCCCGCGACCCATGCGCGGAGAACACCGCTTCGTAGCGGCCCTGGTGCGCGCGGAACGTTGCGCTGGACCGGCTGCCGCGGTGCGCCCACACCCGCGAGGAGCGCGCCTTGCGGCGGGTCGCTTTGCGGGGTTTCCAGCCGGTCGCCACCGGTCAGGACCGTTCGTAGTTCGACAGCATCATGAGCGCGTCGGTGTGCAGCTGGTCCGGGTCCCGGTCGGTTGATTGCGGGTTCAGTTCCCGGATCGCCATCCACGCCGCGATGAACTTGCATGCCCGCCCCAGGTCGGCGGGGACCGCGACCGTGTACCCACCGGAGTAGGTCACATCGAATTGGCTGCCAATCGGAATGAATTGACCGAGCTGGAACCACACATGCCCGGTGTCCGTGTCCGGGCCCGCGACGATCTGATTGGCCGCGATCTGCTGGTACCCGCCATAGGACCGGTAGACGCTGATCGTGACGTTGCTGTACGTCCATAGCTCCTGGTAGCGGACCGCGTATTCGTTCAGGTACATGTGCCTGATCAGCGATGATGCACCGATCGCGTACGCGTATGAGCGGCCGAGGGTGCCGGACAGGTCGAGCGGCAGGTTCGCCGCGTCCGTGTATTCGTCCGGGTCGATTCCTTGCGCCCGCGACGTTTCCGTCACCGTGAACGGGGAGAACCGGCGGCTGACCGTCGACTCGCAGTACCGGGTCGCGTCGGTCAGAATGTCGTTGACCGCCTGCGCGCTGTAGTTCTTGAACAGGTCGCTGAATGCGCCTTCGGTCAGTTGGGAGGGGGTGCATAGCGGGGTTGGTGAGTCAGCCACAGCACCTCACCCCTCTGGTATATCCGCTGGCATATTTCCGGGTCGTCCGTCGCGGCACGGTTTGCGCCAGCAGAAAGGCCGTTGTGGGAACCTAACGGGCATGTGCGACATAGACGGGCCGGGTGTCCTCTTGCCTTGCTGCCACCCGTCGGAGACGATCTGACCGTGACCGCTCACGCGATATATCGCACCTTGGCCGCAACCGCCCCGCATGCCGCCCATGTCGCCAGCCGCGGGCTCGGCGGGCTTGTCTGGCTGCTGCTGCTGGTCGTGGCCGGCGTCGCCATCTGGGCGGGCCGCCAATGGGGCCGCCGGGCTGCCCTCAAGCACCTGGGTACCGCCGAGTTCCGCGCCCGGTGGGCCACCATCAACCGGATTCGCAAGTGGTGATCGCCTAGCTGGTGCGAGGTTTCCGGCCGCCGCGGCGCGCGGGTGCCTCGGTGATCTCGTGCTCGTCTTTCGGTGCCGGTTCGGTCACCTTGGCCTCCGGGGCCGGTTCGGTGATCTCAGCCTCGACGTGGGAGTACCCGCCGAGCCGCAGCAGATCCGCGGCCAGGTCGTCGGGGACCTCGCAGACGTCGCCGTTTTCCGCCCAGGTGTACGGGCCGACTGAGGAACCGCCCTGGTGTTTCCTGAGCAGCATGACGCTTCCTTCCTGGCAGGTGCCTGCCTAGGCCCGCGCCATCGAGGACGGCGCGGGCCAGGCAGAACGGATGGTGCTGGTTAGACGCTGACCGCGACCCGGTAAGCGCGGCCGAGGAACTTCGCCGCGCGGACTGCGAACGTGGTGTCACCGATCACGGCATAGGGCAGGGTGTCCGGTGCCGAGGTGGTGGGGTAGACGTCCAGCGGGGTCGCTTCACGCACGTACGGGCGGACCACGTTGTTCCGGTCCCGGCTGATCAGGTAGAGGTTTTCCTGACCGACCGCCGGCGGCAGCATCGCCGTGTTGGTGCCGTAGTACGCCGTCGGGAGGGTGCCGGGGATAATCGAACCGACCGACTGCTCCGGGATCAGCGCGGACCCGGTGTCCACGATCTGGTTGGTGACGATCTGGGTCACACCGTCCGTGGCCAGGCCGACGGTCGCGTCGGCATAACCCAGGAAGGTTTCCGACCCGGACGCCCCGTTCAGTGCGGTACGCCACACCTTGTAGAGCTGCGGGCCGAGACCATCCAGCCCCGACGGCGGGGCGAACGACAGGGTGACCGTGCTCGTGGAACCCGTGGTGGTCTGCGACACTTCCACCGAGGGTGCGATTTCACCCTGACGGGCGATCACCGCACTGATCTGGTATTTCCAGACACCAGCGGCGAGCGTCCCACCGGTCGTCGCGGTTGTCGGGGTGACCGTGCCCACCGAGTAGCCGCGCATCGACATCATCGTCGACTTCATGATCGGAATGTCATGGTACGTCGGGACGAT